AAAAAAGCGGTATAAATAAAAACAGCAAACTAATTGTGTAAATAGTGGCTTCTAGGGCATTCAAAGATATCAATTTATCCTTCAAACGTCATCCTGTGACGAATGATTTGATAACAGTAAAGAATGAAGATGCTATCAAGAAATCTGTAAAGAATATAATCTTTACAATTCTTGGTGAAAAACCCTATTCGCCTCTTTTTGGAACAAGTGTAAACAATTCTTTGTTTGAATTAGCTAATCCATTGGATCATATTAGAATTTCTGATGAGATTAAATCAACTTTGTTAAATTATGAACCAAGAATTAGTAATATTAAAGTAAATGTTGCAAATTATCCTGATAGTCATGAATTAAATGCAACAATTCAATATGACATTACAGGAATGGCAAACCCATCACAAACAGTAGACGTTCTCCTACAACCAGCTAGAGTATAATGGCTTTCGGACAATATGTTAATTTAGATTTCGCTGATGTAAAACAGTCTATCAGAGATTATTTACGAGCAAATACAAATTTTACTGATTATGACTTTGAAGGGTCGAACCTTTCAATAATTATTGATGCATTAGCGTATAATACATACATAACTGCATATAATACTAATATGGCAGCGAATGAGTGTTTTCTTGACTCTGCAACACTTAGAGAAAACGTTGTTTCGCTTGCTAGAAACATTGGATACGTTCCAAGGTCTCGTAGAGCGGCAAGAGCAAGGATATCATTTAATGTAAGTGGACTTGTAGAGACATCAACATTAACTTTGAACTCTGGTCTAGTATGTAATGGTGTTGGAAGAAACTCAAATTACATTTTTTCAATTCCAGAGTCAATTACAGTGCCTGTTAATAATGGTTTTGCTGAATTTAATGATGTTGAAATATATGAAGGTACTTTTGTAGCACAAGCTTTCACTGTAAAGTCATCTTTGTTCAATCAAAGATATATTTTAGATAATTCCTTCATTGATACATCAACAATTAAGGTTAGAGTTAGATCTTCTGAAAGTTCAACCTCAAGTGTTACATATAAACAGATTGATAACATTATTGGAATTACCTCAACGTCAAATTCATACTTATTACAAGAAATTGAAGATGAAAGGTACGAATTAATCTTTGGTGACAACGTTATTGGTAAAAAATTAGAAAATGATAATTTTATTGTAACTAGTTACATCACTAGTGCTGGTAGAGAGGGAAATGACGCTTCAGAATTTAGTTTTGTAGGAAATATTACAAATCAAGACGGTGGTTCGATAGATGCAGCTGATGTCTCACTAGTTGAGACACTTGAGAAATCAAGAGATGGTGATGAAATCGAATCTATATCATCAATTAAGTATTATGCACCAAGAATCTACTCTTCTCAGTATCGTGCGGTCACGTCATCTGATTATGAGTCAGTTTTAGGATATATTTACCCAAATGTTGAGTCTGTGACAGCTTTTGGTGGTGAAGAAATGAGTCCACCTCGTTTTGGTAAGGTTTTCATCTCAGTCAAACCTCGAAATGGTGATTTTTTATCAGATGAGACAAAAAGAGAGTTAATACAAAAATTAAAAAATTATGCAGTCGCTGGAATTGTGCCAGAATTCATTGATTTGAAATATTTGTATGTTGAAATCAATACAACACCATATTATAACCCAAGTTTAAATGATAATCCAAATACTCTTAAAACAGGTGTTTCAAATGCGTTAACTCAATATTCAAGGTCAATTGATGTGAATAAGTTTGGTGGTAGATTCAAATATAGTAAGGCTGTGTCATTGATTGACAGTATTGATTCTTCAATTACATCAAATATCACTCTTGTGACAATTCGACGTAATTTAAAAGCAGTTTTGGGTCAATTTGCTCAATATGAGGTTTGTTATGGTAATATGTTCCATACTCAGGAGTCTTCTTACAATGTGGTTTCAACTGGATTTACAATTGAAGGTATAACAGGTACTGTTTACCTCGCAGATGAGGTAATTAATCGTGAAAAAGGAAGAATTTTCTTCTTTACATACACAGAGGGTGGAACCCCTAATATTATCAAGAAAAATGCTGGAACAGTTGATTACATGCATGGTGAAGTTCTTATAGATACTGTAAATATACTTTCAACAGTAATTGCAAATAATGTGATTGAAATTCAAGCAATTCCACACTCAAATGACATTGTTGGCCTTCGTGATTTATACGTTAAGTTTGATATGACTAATACAACTATTAATATGGTTCAAGATTTAATTGCATCAGGTGAAAATACGTCTGGATCAAGATTTGTTCATACACATAGTTATTATACTCCAACATTCACAAGAAAATCACAATCTCCAGTGTCTACGGCTTCTGCGCTTCTACCATCTACTGCTTCTTCAACATCAACTACAACGTCAAGTAGTAACACATACGCAACATCAACTACAACATCAAGTACAACCACTACTACATCATCTGGTGGCGGTGGATCTAGCTCTGGCGGCGGATATTAATGATCGATACCTCAATACAAAGAGTCGAGATTAATCAGGTAATTGAGAATCAGTTACCTGAGTTTGTGCAGACTGAAAATCCACTTTTTGTGGATTTCATGAAACAATATTATATTTCTCAAGAATATCAAGGTGGTTCAATTAACATCTCTGAAAATCTTGACAGATATAATAAGTTACAAACTTATGTTGGTGCTGCACTTACTGAATATACAGGATTATCTACAAATACTGAGTCATATTCTTCCACAATCTTTGTAGACTCTACAAAAGGTTATCCAAGTAAGTATGGACTATTAAAAATTGATGATGAGATTATAAGTTATACAGGTGTTGGAACAACATCCTTTACTGGATGTATTCGTGGTTTCAGTGGTGTTGACGCAATGAATCAACCTACAAAACCTGATTTACTATCATTTAATACAACTGTAGGTGCTTCACATACTGGTGGTTCAAAAGTTTATAATCTATCTAATCTTTTCATTCGTGAGTTTTTTAGTAAACTTAAAACAACATTTGCAAGTGGTTTTGAAAATCGTAAATTGGATAGTGATTTAGACCAAGTTAAGTTTATCCGACAAATTAAAGATTTCTATAAGACAAAGGGTACAGAAGAGTCATATAAAATTTTATTCAGAGCATTATATGGAGAAGAAGTTAATATTATCAAACCATCTGAGTTTTTAATTAAACCATCGGATGCAGATTATGGTTTTGCACAAGATTTTGTAGCTAAATCAATTACAGGCGACCCTCGTAATTTAAAAGGTTCAACACTTTTTCAAAGTGCTGATGAGGACGATGACAATATTCGTGGTGCCTCTGGTGCGATATCAGATGTAAAAGACTTTATGTATGGTGGAGAACATTATTATCAGATTAGTGTATCAAAAGATTCAATTGATGGAGATTTTATAGTTCCAGGCAGAACTCGTGTGACTGACTCTGTATCAATCGGTGGCACTGTAATTACAGTTGATACAACTGTTGGATTCCCTACAAGTGGTTCTCTGTCATTGCCAACAGCAAGTGTTGCTGGTGTTGTGACTTATACAGGAAAAACTGCAAATCAATTTGTAGGAGTAGATACGGCCGTTGATGTTTTAAGTATTGGTGACGATGTGAGATATAATAATGTTGCATATGGGTACTCTTTTGCAAATAACACAAAGAAGATTGAAGTTTTAATCACTGGTGTTTTAAAAGATTTTCCGATACCTGATAATACTTTTTACTTTAATAAAGGTGATAAGGTTAAAGTTGGATCATTTGGTATTAATAAAAGTTCTGAAGATTTTAACTTTGGGTCATATGTTTATAATACTTGCGTAAAATTTACTCCAAAAACAGTTACAAGACAATCAAGTAGTAGTTTTAGTATTGAAACTCTCTCTGATCATGGATTTTTAGAAGAAGATGCAATTGAGGTTTTAGATGGTCAATCTAATTTTGTTGCACTAGGACGTGTTTTAAGTGTTGTTAGTAGTTCATCATTTATATTAGGTGATTTACCTGGCGTTGCTGAAAATAATTTTGCATTTATTCGTAGAAGACTTAAAAGGGGAAATAGTTCTTTACACAATAACATTACAAAATATACAACTGATGTTCAAAACGTCTATGACCATGATAGTGATAATGCATTTGCATTACCTCCACATCCTCATGCTTATGTTGCCGCACCATCAATTCCAAGTTTAGGTAATGAACCTATCGTTGCACCAGACCGTTCTGTAACGTGGACTGGCGCCACTGGTGGCGACCTTATACAGTTGAT